GGTCAACATACGATTGCCGTACATAGTACAAATTTGTACCATGATCATGACCTCGTCCAATGCCTGTATCTTTGTCTGTCCAATTTTCGACCAATTTTGGTTTAACTGTGGTGTTGATTTGCTCATTGTATATGACTTTCTTGACGTATACTGGGACTTTAGCACCACCAAACCTATCGTTCATTCGACAACTGTAACTATCAACTTCTGGGTATTGCAATACATCCATAGGCGTCTTAACAGTAGCGTCATAATCAACGTATCGCATTTCAGGCTGAATGAACTCGATATGCAAGAACTCATCTTGCATTACACTTCTCAATCCGGGACACACCAGAACGATTGCGGCTAACGTTTTCAGCGGGCAAGCATAATTCAGGTAATAAAAAGTGTACCACACAGCGATACCTGGACTAACCCGAAAAATGCTAAAACCTCCAGCTGTTTGTAGTTGAGTTTGTTCCTCCATGACCGCAATCACCTCCTTCAAGGGCAATGTTGCATGCCGTTCCCAATCAAACATTTCAGTTGTGATCACAATGTGGTAGTTATTTGTCGGTAATCGTGACCCCAAACTGACACTCCCAAAACCGGCATCCCCACTGAGAGGTGGTGGCAACGTAATGTCTGATACTCTATTAGACACGACCCACGACAACTCATTTAGTTTCGGCACTCTCATAGGTGGGGTTGGCGCTATCGTCGCCGTAGTAACTGTACTAACTACTTGACTTGGCGCTACACTCGCCGGAATTACTACTAGAGCTTGGACCGTCGGGGGAGAAGGCAAAGCAGGTGAGACTGTGACTGATGCCACAGACGCAGATGCTGTCGTGAACGGTGTAACACACGCGTTCGAAACAGAGCTCGTAGCCGGATCCACTTGATCCATTGGCGGTGCGGATGGTATGGCACGAACGGCCACAATAGGCGATGGTTCAACAACGGTGTCAGTGACACACGAAATAACCTTCGCCAAATTTGGACATCCATCTGACACAACCATGGCATTATGAAGAGCCACTAGACCGGTGAACTTCGGCTGCACAACACGTCGTTCTGTACGAACAGCCAGAAATTC